CTAAGTCATGAGTCCTTTTTGCTTGAGGATTTTCTCCGATACCTTTAAATTCTTCGGTAATCATAGCTAACTCCTGTTCTATACTATTATTTATCTTAACACAGAGTCCTTGAGTAAGTCTAGTTCTGTGTAAAGAATAGTTCCTGTAGTGTTGTGTTTCACTGACGATATTAAATATCTACCACTATATTTCCTGTCTAGAGGTGTCTGTCTACCAGATTTAAAGTTAGCAGGTATGATGACATCTATTCCACCACCTGCATACAAGTCTAAGTTACCTGGTACAGTTATTTTAAGTTGAATATTTTTAAGAGATTCTAACCTCATGAACTGATATGCCTGTAGATCTATCATTTCTTGATAGTTTGCTTGAGGATTGTTCATAAACTTAGGATCAAATGTTTGATTTGGTAAGAATGAATACCTAATTCTTCTTGGTTTCGACACCATCTGATGAACAATAGGATCTAGTTGAGTCAACGGGTTAACAGTTTTCTTCCCATCTAAATGAGACATCTTTTCCCATATCTTATCTAAGTCGTAAGTAGGATCAGTAGTTGTTAGTTCTGTACTCATACCCATCTTAGATGATCCTATAGTAACTGGATCAAATCCAACTGAGAATCCTGAGAAACTACCATCCCTCATCAATTCTAAAAGATGTTTCTCTCTTGGAAATGTAATACCACCGATAGTGAATGCATCAGCAGCAGTCTCGTCAACTTTCTTAGGACTGTAGTGATACTTGTAACACCTAGGTCTTCCTGTAAGTTTATTTGTTTGCTTGTCGAATGTCTGATCGTTAATATCATCAATCAATCCATCAACAGATCTGAAGTGATAACCTAAACCATTTTCATAAAATAGAAATCCATTCTGTAGTATGCCACCTTTCCTAGATTTTCTTACACTTCTCTGTGCTAACCAATAGATTGTATCAATAGGTCTCCAGTTAGGTGCAGTAAATCTTTGATTATTAATACTTTCTTCAGTGAATACTTTCTTTTCACTATTAAGATATCTGGTATCAGTTATAAGACTCTTTACTATGTCACTCGATTCACTCTTACCTTGGAAAATTTCTGTTGAATCACCAAAGACACTAACTGATTCGTTCTTAATAAACTCAGTAGAACATGCTTCAACCATGAATACATCGTTAGTTGGGTTTGTTCTAGAACGTGAGTGAACACAATATATTCTAAAGTTATATGTTCTATCAATAATAGATGTTGTGACTTGTAATTTTAATTCTTCGTGACCTGTCATCATGTTGATGATACCTGCAGAGTCTTCAAAAACAAATGATGCTTCGACTGTAGATCTATCAAGACGTTCACGAATCTCCCAACCTCTACAGAAGTTGTACAAGTTGAATGCTCCTTCCTCATTTGCTAATCGTTTACCGTCTCTAAAAAGACTAAGACGATATTCAATTTCACCTACATTAGATCTTTGGATTGTCATTAGAACTTAGCAATACTGAAGTTACTTTGAAGATTAGCAGCATTTAATGATGCTTTAGCACCTGCAAGAGCTGGCATCGAACCACCACCACCTGTCTTCATCTTTTCAACTGCTGATGCTGCAGCAGCAACGTTTGCTCTTACTGAAGCGTTGTGTGCTTCGACAGCAGCCATAGTTTCTGCAACAAGTCTCCTTGTTCTTTCTGAAATCTGCTCTCTAGAGTATGCTCTATCTTTATATACCTTCTGTAAAGCATAAGATTCTTCTCTCTTAGTATCTTTAGCACCTGCCTGTTGTCCACCAGAATTTGAAGGACCTCCTAATATACTACCACTACCCATATTACCAGAACTTGCAGGACCTGCTGAAGAAGGACTATACATTGTCTGAGATGCAAATGCTGAACCACGTTGATTCTTTTTCTTCTTAGTATCTGTCTCTGCTCTAGAAGGGAACATCGGATTCTTACCATCTGCAATACCTAAGTCACTGTTCTTCATGAAAGTATTGAAGAACTTATTGTCTTCTGTATTGAATACAGTATTACCAAATTTTATACTAGATGCACCTGACTTACTAGAATAGATACCCTTACCAAATCCAGTGGAGTTAAGCAATGCCATTGATTGAGGTTCTGAGAACCCTTTCCTGCCTAGCATACCACTCATCCACTTATCATCCATAGAGGCTGATATTGCTTTGTTCGCCTTATTTGCAACATTAGGATTGAGTGTCATGTTCTCATTGACACCAAGAGAATTAAGTATATCAGTCATAGACTGCATGGTAGTTCCAGTACCCATACTTGCCTGATTGAATAAACTTCTAGCAGTAACTGCCATTTGATCTGGATCACCACCACTCTTTATTGCGATGACCTTTTTCATTCTTTCTAACTCACTTCCAGACATACCAATATCACCACTACCTGCTACTTGGCTGTCACCAAATCCCATTTGGATTTTATTTCTTACACCATAAGAACCTGGTGGTTTCTTAGTGCCACCAAAGATCCATTTACCCCAAATGTCACCGATAATAGAAGTTAATTTTAATCCTTTCTTGTTACCGTATGCCATGTTAGCAACGTTCTGTAACTGAGCATCTCTATTACCCTTACCAAAGTATCCAACATCAAATGCTAATCCCTTATCATAGAGACCACCTTTACCACTTCTTTGTCTAGCTGCAGCATCATATCCTGATTTATTAGGAGGTCCCTTTCTCCATTTGTTATTTTTAAAATTAGGATGATTGAAGACTGTGTATCCTTGGTTCAAGAATCCACGACCTGCTTCTACTACTGCTTGTTGTCCACCACCTACAAGTTTCTGATCTGCACCTCTCTTACCACCTGCACCTTGAGTTGCACCCAATATATTACCAAGTGCTTGGTTAAGACCTGCACCATCCATGCCAGTCATCTGACCTAGCATGTTGTTACCGAATCTACCTAAGAAATCTTTTCCTAGATGTCCAAGTCTTTGACCAAAGGACATCCCTTCAGTGCCTTGTCCGAACATTGTACCAGCAAGACCACCAACAGTATTAAGTATGTTTGCTCCCTTACTACCTGGTTCTAGAAACTGACTCGCAACACCACCGATACCTCTTATGATATCCATACCAGTTGCTTTACCACCTTCACCAGAACCTTGTCCACCAAAGATAGTTGAGATAGCACCACCAATAGCACCACCTTTATTACCAAATACTGCACTACCTATTTGAGGTAAACTCTGCATGAGTCTACCTTGCCATCCTGCATTCATACCAGGACCTTTACTTGCTCCGTCACTTGGACGACCACTACCATATGTTCCTTGTCCAAATCCACCAGTTCTACCTGATCCTGTGTTAGCACCACCCCAAGTCTTTCCTGAGAATAGATTCTTGGCACCACTAAACATCTTACCTAAGAAGAATTGCTTATCATTAAGTCGTGGCATATCAAACCCAAGAGATGAAGCAGTCATCATGTTTGCTTCAGTCAAACCAGGCATTGCTTTTGTAGCAAAGTTATTGAATGGTATAACAAAACTCTCACCAGTATTTTTCTTCGCTACGTACTCAGTTCCATGACCTATAAACTCAGGACTACCACCACCAGGACTTGTAGACACAGGATAACCTGAGTCAGGACCAGAGATCCAACCACCAGTAGCAAACTCAGGTAATTTTTTCTGACGATAACCTCCATAAGCCATCTCCTCTTCATCATTAACATTTACTGCCTTATTAATACCCCATGCTGCAGCACCTGTTACTACTGCACCTGATAATACTTTACCTTTCCATCCACCAGGAAATCTTCCTCTAGTTTTTAATCCTTTAGAGAATCTAGTTAATGATCTATAGAATACTGTTAGAACACCTCTAACATCCTTGATTAACTTAACAGGATTAGTCAGCCATCTAATACCTACAAAGAGAGCACCCAAATGTATAAACGATTTGGCAAATCCCGTGAGTCTTTCCCACCATGTAGCATCATCCCGTAAGAGATCATACAACCCGTCCATCAGTCCCGTCAGTCGTTTCGATATGAATGTCGTAACAAATTTTAGGAACTTGAAGATAGTTTCTATAGTATTCTTAATCTTCTGTTGATTATTCTTATCAGATAACCACTCTAGTGCAGGTTTAATGATTGCAAGTTTAATAAACCCAGTGAATATTTTTAATAAACCTTCTAAGAAATTAGGTGCGTTCCTACCAATGAAATCACTAACAAAGGATGCAAACTTAGGTTTCTCTACCTTAGTGTACTTGGGATCAAATTGTTTTATTCTTTTCTTTTCGTCTTGTAATCTTTTTAATTCTATCTTTTTTATATCAGCAACAACACCGCCAATAGAATTAAGAACACCACCAAGATTATTAAATGCTTGAACAGTCTTCATCTGATAGTTTGCAGATGCTTTATCTGCAGCACCAGCTGCAGCTGACTTCCCAATGTTGGGAGAGATCATCTTGTAAACATTTATTTTAGTATCTTTAGATATTGCCATACGGATTATTTATTATGCTTGTGCTTGCTGTGGCATAGGAACAGGAACCATTCTTGGTATTGGAACTGGAGTTTGGATCTCTGTTAACTTCTCTAACAACATAGGAACAGGGATAAACTCTAGAGATGATTGCATAGCATATTCTCTAGATAAATTCTTATTCTTTTGAGTCATCGATCCTCTTTGTCCAGACATAACACCAAGAACCTCTGGTTTGACACCCAATTCAGCTGCCATCTCTCTTAAACCATTCACAAGACCACCTGGACCACCAGTCCCCATCATGCCTGTTAAAGTTCTAAACAGACCACCAAATCCCATACTGTCTGCGATGTTACCTATCAATCCCATTGGTGAAAAACCATGTGCACCAAAGGTATCTAAACCAAATAACTGAGACAAACCTGGTACGTTAGCAACGCCAGGTATCATACCAATCAGCCCACCTACGGCTGGGAACTTTTTCATGAACCCACCGAACTTATTAAGCATTCCTGATACACCTTCTGGTAATATTGAGCCAAGACCTCCCATCAGTCCACCTAATGCTCCACCAATACCTCCCTGCATAAACCCGCCAAGTGCTTTTCCTAGTGGATTATTTTGCATAAAACCACTGAAGGCATCAGACATACCACCAAAGGTACCAGGGAACATACCACCTAGAGCACCGATACCACCAGTAATGGCACCAAATATATCACCAGATGCAGCAGCACCTATAGCTTTAATAGCACCCATGAATGGTGCTGCGGCTGGGAAGACAAATGGAACAACTGTTCCTAAAAGACTACCGATAGGTGAACTCATAACACTACCGACTGCTTTACCTATTCCACTAACCACACCACTAACAGCCTTTGTGATGCCTTTAAATATCCTACCTATAAAATACTGTTTAGTTGTTAGTCGTGGTAGTTGTCTTACTAACTTACCACCTGTTGCCCAACTGAATGGGTTCCACCAACTCCTAGTCTTCTGTGCTTTCTTATCTGTTTTCTTAGATCCAATACCAAAGGCACCCTCTGGCATTGTGTCACCATACCTTTCGTTGTCAGTCTCTACACCTTTGTAATCTTTTTGAGGTACAAAAGGTTTGTTTGAATATGATAAACTACCCCAATCAAACATTCCTTTATTCTTAGCACCTGACCCACGTTCATTCTTCTTAGGTGGAGCAACTAATACTGGATCTGGTTTTGGTTCTCCAGTATCATACCCTATAATTCTTCCACGTTTATTACGTATGGGTTTACCTTGAGGAGTGTTAGATGCTGTTCCTGCTACTGTAGATGATGAAGTAGACTCTCCTTCTCCGTCACCTACTACACCCTTCATTGCTTCGCCAGATGTTTCACCTGCGTTAGTTGTTTGACCTTTGAAGAATGCTTTATGGAATAATGGGAATGTATTATTCTTTAGGTTCAACATCCAGAAGACATTAGGTATAGACTTACCTAACATCATGGACATAGGTCCCATCATTGCCTTTATGGCTAGTTTAGCACCACCCCAAATTTTATTTCTTCCTAGGATCCATTTTGGTATCCAATCAGGGGGATCTTTAGGAAAATCTGGTATCTTTACTTTAGGTATTCCTGCATAGAATCTACCCCAACCTTTACTAATCCAACCAAGCATCTTAGTGAAGTTATTAAAGAGACCTTTAAGATCATCTTGTAACTTTTGACCTGCAGCTTTCCATCCACCACCACTGAATCCAATGTACAATAACTCACCAACATACTCACCACCCATCATACCAATGAGTGATCCTATACCAGGTATAGGAATCAAAGTTCCAAGTGCACCACCAACAGCAGAACCTACTGTCTTAAATATTGCTTGCTTCCATCCATCACCATTTAATACTGAGAATACCCCTGTTAATAATGCACCAAAAATAGGTATCCTACCGAAAGTATTTTGGAATGCTTTACCAAGCATCTTGATATTATTTTTACCAAGAAACTTCAGAGCACCACGACCCATGCTTCTGCCTAATCCTTTACCAAAAACTTTACCAGCTGGTGCTCCTTTAGGACTTAAACCTGGTGCTTTAGGTGGTGCTTTAAATGCTGATGGATTATTTCTTGCTAGTCTGTTTACTCTCTTGAGTGCTTCCGCTTCGGTTAATCCTTGCTTAAGTGCATCTCGATATACTGTACTACCATTCTTACCAAATCTTCTAGCTACGTTTTGGCTAGTCTTTGTTATCTTCTTCCACTTAGGAGTAGGACCTGATCTTCCCGTGTTTGTTCCACTTGTACTAGAACCTTTGCTACGAGTATTTCTATTTGGATTATAGAAATCCAGATTCAACATACTGAGGATAGAATCCATCAATCCAAATGGATTTAACAATGCTCCTAGTCCTACTATCCCTAATAATAATGTCCCTAAACCTTTTAACCTACCAAAGAATGTACTATCATTACCAACGAGGGCAGAGAATCCATCCATTATTTTATTAACACTACCCTTAGCAAAACCATATAACTTCTTAACAACAAAACTTAATTTCTCTATGAATACAGCAGTCTTATGTATGTTCTCTCTATTACCAATGTATTCTAATATTCCCTTCGTTACTAAAAAACTTCCTAGACTAGCAAGGAATTGCATAGCACCCATTAAGAGTCCTTGTAATCCTCCAAACAAAGAATCTACTAACTTACTTACAAGACTCTTCTTAGGTTTCTTTACGTTCTTAATCTTCTTAAGACCTTTACCCTTTAAGGCATTCTGTCTTTCAAACTCATCCTCATTCCTCTGATCTCTTTCACGCTGTAGTCTACGACGTTCAGCAACCTCTCTCATCTTATCAACTTTGATAGATGACAATGATATAGTATGGAGATCTTTTACTACTAGCCCTATACTGTTGACAGTTTTACCAAGGCGATTAATTGCAAGCAGGTTAGTCCTAGGACCGTTGGATGCTAAAGTATTCTTTCCTGATCCGCTAGGATTAACTAATTTATAAGGATTTATTTTTGGGTTAGCCACTTGCTTGTTGAGCTGCTTGTTGATCCTTCATTCTTTTCTCTTCTTCCTTAAGGAAGTCGATTAACATAGTCACATAGATTTCCTTCTCCCAAGGCATAAGGTTTTCAATGTGTTCTATATGCCATTTATGATGATGTATCAGAGCAAAATTGGTATCATAATAAGCCCGAAGGTTATTATGGAGAAGGGCTATCCGAAAAAAGATGCTAATCCTTCTAGTGTCACGTCACTTACTACTTTTGTTTTGGGATTAGTAACCTTTAATTTATGAGACAACTTAGGCATAGTCTCAAAAAAGTCTTGAACTTTCTTAAACTGAGCAGAACTCATTTGATCTAAGAATTCTAGAACTTCTTTCTTTGGAAGTGTCTTACAATCATGTACCTCATCTGGGGTTGTGATTGTTGCAACGCAACTTGCTGCCATGTCAAAGACTTGATCAACGTCTTGTTGATTCTCTGTGAAGTTAGCCTTAACAAAGGTATCAAGACTTGGATAAGACATAGTAATTAAAACCTCATCAGACATTTTAATTTCTTTGTTATGACCCTTAGTTTTAATAACTTTAATAGAGTCTAATGGTATCTTAACTTCGACTTGTGTTTCCTCATCGTCAGGGCAAGTTACACCTACTTCCACACTCTCACCAACAGACTTGGTTCTGATTTGTAAGAATACAAATTCAATATCAAATGTTGGTAATGCTTCTACATCTTTAATATCAGTGCATGCACCAATAATATCTTTAATAGCATTTACAATACTATCTTGGTTTCCAGTCTCAGTAGCAATCAATAGAACTTTCTCTTCTTTAACAAGGAATGGTCTAAAGTTTACTACTCTACCGTCAGACGGTAGTTTCATTTTAAACTTTGGTGTTACTAAGGTCGGTAATGCCATAATAATTTCAATTCAGTACAATTATTTAGGAGGGTTCCTAAAAGTTATATGTGATCCAGTTTCCTCTGCCAACTACGTTTCTTGCGTCGGCTTTTGCAGGGTTATGCTGAGGGTCACCAGGAATTTGTGCATTCGCGTCACCCCAATCAGTATACTGTGGAACATAGTATCTATACCGTTCAAAATAGAATCCTACAGTCAGTGTATTAACTCTTGACTCCATGTTATTCAACTGAGTTGAACCTATGTTGAATGGAAAGACTTGTCTCAACTCCCACATAGCAGTGATACGGTTTCTTTGTGGAGTACCGAGCCATCCTTGGTTGTAACTTAGTTTATTAACGTTCGCACTCCAAGCATCGTTACCCCATATACTAAAGTTCTTTCCTCCTCCTCTCTCCCACTTGAAGATTCTTACTGTAGGTGCACAGTAATTGTCATAGTAATCTACATATTGATCTGCATCATTTCTTGCGAAGGATAACCATCGTTCAAATATTGTTCTTGTCTTAGAGTTAGCTGGCATTTTAAATGTCATACTAACTTGACTGAAATTAGTTCCAGTCACATATCTATGAGGTGAACCTTGTGTTACCAGTTGACCAGTAGCCATCTGTTTACTAGGTAGGTTTACACTATCACAATAGTAATCTAATAAGAACTGCTCATCATTAGCACCTAAAGAAAAACCTGGTTTACTACCAAACATTGACGGTGTAAGAAAATGCACCGAGTACATGTTGGTGTAACTAGGATTGTTAGACATCTTCCTAGAGAATGCAATAAACTCTTGGAAAGAACTATCTCTAGCGTCTTGTTGATTAGGAACATCGTATGCAACACCGTTGAACATGTTAGCATATTCTTGTAGTGTCTGATCAAATGCAGGACCTATAGATTGGAATAAATTACCAATAAGATTTCCTATCATTATACTTTAAGCTCCTTTTCTGTTATTAACATGAATTGCCATCCACGATCTTTACAATACTCTCTAGCTGCCTTCCATTTTGCTTGATTAATAGCATAAGTGACGACCTCTGTGATATACCTCTTTGTATTTCTCTTTTGTTTCTTAGGTTCCTTTGTTTGATTCAAAGGTTTTACCTCAACCATATACTTTTTCCTTCCTATTTTTAAATAGAAATCTGGAAAGTATCTGTGCCGACGACCATCAGCAGGTGATGTATACGGGACAATAATCTCTTCACTACCCCATTCTGTGACAGAAGATGATCTAT